CAAACCTCATTTCAATCGTCTGGGGTTGGTAGAAAGGGGCCGGTTGCAGTCCAAGAGCTTTTGAAAAAGGGGAAGAAATATGGGCGATGAATGGGGGGAACAGAAATGGAACGCGAAGCCGAAGGCCGAGCCCGCACCGCAAAACGACCGGATGCAGTGGGCAAGCCAGTCGTCTGCCGAGCATTGGCGCGAGGCGATTGCAGACCCGGTTGGTAGGCTCCGATGGATGGAGGCTCGGTTTGCTCGAGGCCCGTCAAACCTTGACGCATTCAAGGCCGAGGTCGGCGAGGCAATCAGGTCAGTAGACCCGCAGCTCGTGCTGGGTGATCCGCATGTCGTTGGGATGGTGCGGGCGCTGTTCGGTGAGCGTGGGGTGACACGACTACGGGAGAAGGCGCGATGAACCGCATAGACTTTGGCGACTGCCGCGAAACCATGCGGCGATGGGCAGCGGACGGCGTAAAGGTGCAAACCTGCGTGACTTCGCCGCCTTACTTCGGGCTGCGGGACTACGGCCACGAAGGGCAGATAGGTTTGGAGCCTACGCCCGAGGCGTATATCGCTGCGATGGTGGAAGTGTTCCGCTGTGTGCGCGATGTATTGGCCGACGATGGGACGCTGTGGCTGAACATCGGGGACAGCTACGCGGCGCAGCGTGGCGGCACGCATCAGCCAGCCGAGACATTAGCGGGCGGCAAGGGGGGCAAAACTGACGACGGCGCTCGGGTTAATCGGGATCGCCACGACGGCTACAACCCAACCCGCAACGCTCACGCAATCGGCCTAAAGCACAAAGACCTCATCGGCATCCCGTGGATGCTGGCCTTTGCCCTTCGCGCTGACGGCTGGTATTTGCGCCAAGACATCATCTGGCACAAGCCGAACCCGATGCCGGAGTCGGTGCGCGACCGCTGCACGAAGGCGCATGAATACATCTTCTTGCTGTCAAAGTCAGAGCGGTACTATTTCGATAGCGAGGCGATTGCGGAGAAGGCAGTTGGCAGCGGAGAAACCCGTAACCGTCGAAGCGTCTGGACGGTCACGACCAAGCCTTACAAGGGCGCACACTTCGCCACCTTCCCGCCCGACCTGATAGAGCCGTGCATCCTCGCCGGATCGCGGCAGGGCGATGTTGTCCTCGACCCGTTTATGGGCAGCGGCACGACGGCGCAGGTAGCGGTGCAGCATGGGCGGCAGTATCTCGGATGCGAGCTGAATCCGGCTTACGATGCCATGCAGCAAGAACGACTGACCGGCGCACAGGTAAATTTGTTATGACGCACAGCGCGGAGGACAGCAGCAATGCGTGAGCTCGAGATGGTGTTCCAAGTTGGGATAGCGGTCTGGCTTGCGATGCTGGCCGGTGCGCTCATCCGCATCGTCTGGATTTGCATCGAGGAGGCAAGGCGAAAATAGTGTTGACATGATTTTGAATCGAGATTAGTCTAATTCCGTACACACACACAGGAGACGGACATGGAACTCGACGACTGGGACAAGGAGTGGCTTTCACGCCCGCACACCGAGGCTGAGTACCGCCACGAGATCAAGAGCGCCCTGGAGCGGTGCGCGATGTACTCGGCCCGCATCGATCGGCTCGAGGCCGAGCTCGTGAAGGTCCGCACGGCTGGTTGCGGATACCCCGACTGCCTCATCGACAACCGCTGCGCCCGGATGTGGTCGGGCGAGTGCGCGGGGCCGAAGCAGGTGCAGTTGTAATGGAACGACCACCTGACTTCAGCGGCTTGATCCGCTTTCTGCTCGAGGTGCTGACCGTGACCATCGGCGTGTTTCTGTTCTTCGTGGTGCTGTTCGCGTGGATCGCATGACTCGCAAGGCAGGCCGACCGCCCTCGGTGACGATGGAGCAGTACCAGCGGGTCCTCGATGTGAAAGCCGCCCGTGCGGTGCTGCCGACGAACAAGGAACTCGCCCGTGAGCTCGGGGTTCCGGTGAGCACCATCCACGGCATAATCAATCGCGGGCTAAAGGTCTACCACCAGAGGGGGTCCGATGGGCGCAAGTCAAAGGCGTAAGGGCGCAGCCGGTGAGAACGAGCTCGCCAAGATTCTGTCCGACCAGCTCGGTTGGGTGGTCAAGCGCAACATCGGGCAGGCCCGTGACGGTGGGGACGACATCACCGTCGGCCAGTTCCGGTGGGAGGTCAAGCGCAGGAAGGGCATCGCCGTCCACGAATGGGTCGAGCAGGCCGTCCGTGCATCCGGTCCCGGCGACATCCCGGTGGTCGCCTGCCGGGGTGACGGCAAGGGCTGGCTCGTGGTGATGCGATTGGAGGACGCTCTGCCGCTGATCCGTGGCGAGTTGCCGCAAAGGTAGACGGGGGGTAGACTTGGGGTATGACCGAGACTGAGCGGAAGCCTTGCCTCAACTGCAACGACAGCGGGTGGGTGGCCGATTCGTCTGGCGGGTGGGTGCGGTGTCCGGAGTGCAACCCGGAGCCGCCGCCGCCCGTTGCGGTTGAGTTCGTTCGTGGCGCGAAGGTGCGGCGCAAGGACAATCTGCCCGAGGCGGCGTGAGGTAACGAGATGCCTGGTCCCGGTTTGTACGCAGCGATTCACGCCAAGCGCGAGCGCATCAAGGCCGGTAGCGGCGAGAAGATGCGCAAGCCCGGCAGCAAGGGTGCGCCGACTGCGAAGGCGTTCAGAGAATCTGTCAAAACCGCGCTCAAGCGGAAGTGAGGTCGAGTGGCTACCTACAACAAGTTCCAGGCATGGGCAGAGACGATGGTCGAGGGTGCAAACCTTGCGTCCGACCAGTTCGTCATCGCCCTTACCAACACCGCGCCGGTTGCGACGAATAGCGTGTTGACCGACATCACGCAGATTACCTACACCAATCTATCCTCGCGCAACGTCACGACGACGAGCTCCTCTCAGGCGAGCGGCACCTATACCCTCGTCCTTGCGGATCTGGTGATGACGGCATCTGGCGCTGTCGGCCCGTTCCGCTATGTCGTGCTGTTCGATGACACCGTGGCGGGCGATCCGCTCGTCGGGTGGTGGGACTACGGCTCGAGCATCACGATGGCGAACGGTGAAACCTTCACCGTTGACTTTACTGGCGCGGCCATCACCCTGAGTTAACCATGACCGACAACGTAATCCTGCCGGGTACTGGCGAATCGGTTGCAACTGACGATGTAAGTGGCAACCAATACCAACGCATGAAAATGTCGGACGGGCTTGACGGCTCGACCACGCATATGCGCGTTCGGGCGAGCCACCCGTTGTCCGGTGACGGTGGCGCGGTGGTGCGTCAGTCTCCCGCCGATATCTGGTCTGTCGGCTTTGCGGATACCGGGTCAAGCCTGCTTGCGTCCGAGTTCACGCAGCGGCGACTCGGCACCGGCATGGGCGTCACGCAGGGGTCAAGCAACCTGCTCGTCACGACTGGCACGACGGCGAACAGCGAGTTCCTTGCGCGTTCTACGACTTCGTTCCGTGGGGCGCTGACGGCGCGGCACAAGACCATCCTCTCGCAGCGCATTATCAACCAAAACTTCGTGGCGATGCTTGCCGACAGCATCGGCGAGGGCTTGTCCTGCACGATCAACTCTGCGACGAGTATCACCGTCACCAAGGCGGCGCACGGATTTACCGCAAAAAATGTCGGTCAGTTCATGCTCGTCGGCGCAATCAGCGGCGCTAATGGTGTTCCGGGGCGATACGCAATTGCGTCAATCCCGAGCGTTGACACCATCAACTTCACGGTGGCGGGTTGGCCTGCGTCCGGCTCCTGCACGGTTGACCTGTTCGGCTGGAACTACATCCGTACCTTTTACTCCGGCACGACAGCGACCAACGCCTCGGTGGACGCGCAGCGGCGCGGCTGGAACTCGGGCGACACGGCGGCGACCATCAACACGACTGCAAGCCTCGGTCATGTGATGCAGACCTACGCGGACGGGCGCAACATCAACTGGTCAGATACGCTCGTCGCGTCCGGTACCACGCCGACCGTCACGACTCGCGCATCGCGCATCGAGAACATCCCCGACGACGAGACGGAGTTGTATTTCTACCTGTGGTCAATCAACGGCTCGACGGCTCCGGCCAGTACGACCACTTGGACGGTTGGCTTCGTGGCGGTCGAGGACAACTGCAATGTGCCGACCTATCTCGCTGGCGTAAGGCCGTTGGGTAGTGCTGCTCCGCTACCTGTCGTGCAGACTTCCGCTGGCCCGACGCAACCGGTTTCCGGCACGGTTACGGCAACTGTTGCCAACGCCACAATTGCGGCAGGCACGGCGGCGATTGGCGACGTCGGTCAGCAGTATCGCGCCAACGCCACGGGCGCGGCATCCGGCACGCACCTCGTCTCTGCCGCCACGACGAATGCGACGATTGTCAAAGGATCGCCCGGTCGCGTAATTGGCTGGTCGCTGGCGAATACGAACGCGGCGTGGCGATACGTCAAATTGCACAATCAGACGACGACGCCCACGGCTGGCACTGGCGTTGTGCGAACGATTGCAATCCCGCCCAACAACGTCAACACATTCAACATCGAAGGCGGCATGGCATTCGCCACGGGTATCGGGCTGACCACGGTCACGGGCGCGGCTGATGCGGACAACACGGCGGTGGGTCTTAACGACATTGTGGGCGATATCTTCTTCGCGTAAACATGAAGGTGCTCATCGCCATAGACACGAACCTGCATGGCGAGCCGCTGAGTGCGGGTCAGCTCGCCATCGTTTCTGACGCTGACGGCGCGGCGCTGATTGCGCTTGGTGTAGCGGTTGCATTGACGGAGGACGAGCGCGGCGGCTTCGCTGTGCCGATGAAAACGGAGGCTGAATGAGCCTTCTGCTGCTATTCAACCAACCGGCAGCCGCAGCGTTCACCCTCTCGGCTGATGGCGGCACGTATTCGTATAGCGGCAACGATGCCACGCTGACCTACACAACCGTTGGAGCGTTCACGCTCTCGGCTGATGGCGGGGTTTACACCTACACCGGGAACAACGCCAACCTGCTGTTCGGTCAAGTCTTGGCGGCTGACGGCGGCATCTACACCTACACCGGCAACAACGTCGATTTAAAGATCAACCGTGTCTTGGCGGCAGACGGGAGTGCTTACTCGTATTCGGGCAACGCTGCAACCCTGACCTATACGCTTCCTCTATCATTCGTCCTGCAGGCGGACGGTGGCACCTATGGCGGTGGTGGCAACATCTACTCCAAGTCCCGCGTAGTTAACAGGATGGCGTAGGGTATGCTCAAGCAATCGACAGCGCGGAACCTGATGGTCTTTCTGACCGATGCAACCGACCATGTGACCGGGCTGACCGGCGCGACCCTGACTGTAACGCTCTCGAAGAACGGCACAGCGTTCGGCTCCATCACCCCGACCGTGGCCGATCGCGGGTACGGCTGGTACAGTCTCGCCCTGACCACCTCGCACACTGACACGCTCGGGGATTTGGTGTTCCACATCACGGCCTCGGGCGCTGACCCCATCGACTTGCGCGAGCAGGTGTTCATCGAGCTGCCTGGTGAATCCCCCGCACCCACCGCATCGGACAACGCGACGGCGGTCCTGCTGGCTGCAGAGGTATCGCCCATTCGCGCCGACATCCGCAAGGTCAATGCCTACACGATCAAGGGAGGCGGCACCGACACCGACCCGTGGGGTCCGGCATGAGCGCATGGGGCAACTCATGGGGCCTGTCGTGGGGGCAGTTGTGGGGTCCGGTTGGCATAGCGCCTGCGGTGGTATCCGGTGCGCTAATCCCGACATACGGCGGCGGCGGTGGGTGGACGAGCTTGCCGAGGATGCCCGGAGAGGCTCCGCCCGTCATCCGGTTGCGGCCATCGCTTACAGGCTCGAAAGCGCGTAGACTTGGAGACCCCGAGCAGCCATTCGGTACAGAGTCTGAGAGCAGACTGGCATCCGGTGGCGGGCTTGGCGGTGGTGTCGGCAGGGTGCAGCGGGTGGTCCGGCCTTCGGTCGGTGTCGCTGCTGCTGGACTTGGTGGCCCGACACCTACGCCGGTACCGGGTGGTCCGGGTGGACGGCCTCGAGAGCCGGGAGATGTGAAAGTCGTATGAAGACGCCAGCATGGCAGCGAAAGGCAGGGCAGAACCCGAAAGGCGGTCTGAACGAGGCCGGTCGCCGATCTGCCAAGGCCGAGGGGATGAACCTCAAGGCTCCGGTGAAGTCAGGGGACAACCCGAGACGCGCCAGCTTCCTCGCCCGGATGGGTAACGCTCCCGGCCCGATGGAGAAGGACGGCAAGCCGACACGCCTCGCCCTTGCTTTGAAGGCATGGGGAGCGAGCTCGAAGGAAGACGCTAGGGCGAAGGCCAAGGCGATCAGCAAGCGCAACGAGAGGAAGTGATGCCAAGGGGCAGACCATCGATCTACACGCAGGAGCTGGCCGATCGCATCTGTGAGCGGCTGGCATCCGGCGAGTCCCTGCGGGCTATCTGCTTGGATGACGGGATGCCCGATGGCAAGACAGTCCGTAACTGGTTGAGCGATAAGCCAGATTTTGTCCTGCAATACGCACGCGCACGCGAGGACCAAGCCGAGGCTCATGCCGACCGCATCATCGAGATCGCGGACGACGAGACCATCGACGCGAACCACAAGCGCATCATGGTGGACGCTCGCAAGTGGGTGGCCTCGAAGCTCAAGCCCAAGCGGTACGGCGACAAGCTCGACCTCGAGCACAAGGGCGAGGTCGGTCTGACGGTGGTCGTGAAACGGTTCTCGGATGTCGATAATCCTACCGGCTAACGGCTGGGCTCCTCGCCACTACCAAAGCCCAGCGTGGGCTGCTCTGGAGGGCGGCTGCAAGCGGTTGGCGCTTTCTTGGCATCGAAGATCGGGGAAAGATGACTTGAGTCTGCACTGGGCAGCGGTCAGCGCCATGACCAGAGTGGGCGGCATCTGGCACATGCTCCCCCAAGCCAACCAGTCCCGTAAGGCCATTTGGGATGCGGTGGACCCGCATACCGGGCGGCGGCGCATCGACGCTGCATTCCCGCCCGAGCTTCGAGAATCGACCCGCGAACAGGACATGTTCATCCGGTTCAAGAACGGTTCGACTTGGCAGGTCGTAGGCTCGGACAACTACAACAGCCTCATCGGTTCCCCGCCCATGGGGGTGGTGTTCTCCGAGTACGCGCTAGCCGATCCGAATGCCTGGGCGTTCCTGCGTCCCATCCTCGCGGAGAACGGTGGCTGGGCGATTTTCATCTCGACACCTCGAGGTCGCAATCACTTTGCCCGTTTGGTGGACTACGCCCGGAAAGACCCGGAGTGGTTCGGTCAGGTGCTGACGGTCGAGGATACCAAGGCCATCTCGCTCGACATCATCCAGCGAGAGCGCAAGGAGCTGCGGGTCGAGCGCGGTGAGAAGGAAGCCGAGGCCATCATCCGGCAGGAGTATTACTGCGACTTCGATGCTGACATCCCCGGAGCGTACTACGGCGATGCCATCCTCAAGGCCGAGCAGGGCGGCAGGGCTGGCGAGTTCCCGCACATTGTCGGCCAGCCGGTCGGGACGGCGTGGGACATTGGCATCGGTGACTCGACGGTGGTCTGGTTCTACCAGTTCGTCGGTCACAAAATCCGCATCATCAACGTCCTCGAAGGCTCCGGCGTCGGGCTTGAGTGGTACGCGAAGAAGCTCCTCGCCATGGACTATGTGTACGGTGACCACATCTGGCCGCATGATGGGGCGGTGAAGGAGTGGGGTTCTGGCAAATCCCGGCTCGAGACAGCGGCAGGGTATGGCCTCAAGCCACGGGTGCTCGAGGCCGACTCGGTGGACGATGGCATCCAGGCGGTGCGCCAGATGCTGCCGGTGGTCGAGTGGAACAAGGCTCCCGACCCGTTCCCCGGCGAGAGTGCCGAGGACGCAGCGGCTCGCATGACCCGGGCGATGGATGCCATTCGGCAGTACCGGCGCGAATACGACGACCGGCTGCAGCGGTTCAAGGACAGGCCGCTCCACGACTGGACAAGCCACTATGCCGATGCTCTGCGGTACCTTGCCAAGGGTCGCAGACCGTTCCGTGGGACGGTGCGACGGGGTGCTCCGGGGGTGGCGGTAGCAGATTACTCGGTGTTCGGATAGACTCGCGCCAAAGTCTGCCGCGAGGTGCGCCATGTCCGGTCTGTTCAAGCCCAAGATGCCCAAGATCGAGCCGCCCCCGCCTGCTCCAGAGATGGACGTGGCGAAGCAGCGCGAGATCGAGTCCACCCGTATGCGTCGGCGGCGCGGTCGCGCTGCCACGATGATGTCCACGCCTGACACCAGACAGGCTGGCGGGGTGGCGACGACGAAACTGCTGGGCGGCTGATGGCTACCAAGAAGATCACGCAGTTCAGTTCGCTCGCGCAGACTGACCTCGACTCGCCGGTCGATGTCCTGCCGATCGTCGATGTCGGCGCAGGCGAGACCAAGAAGGTCACGGCGAAGGCGCTGGCCGGTGCTGCGGTGGGCGACTTGGTGAACGTCTGGAACAACGTCGCAACGACCTTCTCGGCCATCAAGCTCGATGTCACCGACACGGCCAGTGCTGCCGGGTCGATGCTGCTCAACCTGTTGGTGGGTGGTGCTGCTCGGTTCCAAGTGACCAAGGCCGGTGCGGTGACGGCGGCGGGGTCGGTCAAGTCCACCTCGGCCTCTGGTGGCATCGGCTACGCGACCGGCGCGGGTGGCGTTGTCACTCAGGCGACGAGCAAGAGCACGGGCGTCACGCTTGACAAGGTCTGCGGCACCATCACGATGCACAACGCGACTCTGGCGCACCAGACCCCTGTCGCATTCACGCTGACGAACAGTGCCATCGAGGCGACCGATGTGGTGGCCGTATGCGTGAAGTCAGGCGGCACTGCTGGTGCGTATCTGGTGAGCGCAGGCGCTGTCGCGGCTGGTTCGTGCTCGATCACCCTGTTCAACTGCCAGACCGCAGGCAACTTGTCTGAGGCCGTGGTGCTCCAGTTCGCAGTCATTAAGGCCGTAGCGGCCTAATCGGAGAAAATCATGGCTACAGGCATTGTTCTCGTATCAAACGCAAGCGCGACCGGCGCGTGGATCGCATGGCCGGGTGGTCGTGGCGAGTTCCGTGTTGAGGCGACCTTCGGTGGCGGCACGGTCAAGCTGCAGTGCAAGGGTCCGAACGGCACCGCGCAGGATGTGGGTGCAGATGTGACGCTGACTGCGGCTGGTGGTGGCATCTTCGAGCTGGGTGCGGGTGAGATTCGCTGCAACATTGCGACCTCGACTGCTGTCTATGCCATGGCGTTGCGCATCCCGAGCCCGAGCTTCTAATGCGCACTTGGCCTCGAAGTCAGGAGCGCACGACTGGTCGCGCATTGCGACGCGACGGCACGGGCGATGACCAGAGTGCTGGCAACCTTGTGACCGAGATCGACGAGAACATCACGCTGGAAAACGGCGCGTTCCTGCTCTTGGAGTAACGATGGACTCACGCGCACAAGACGTCCTGCAAGGCTACGACCGGCTCAAGGGCGCTCGTGGTACATGGGAGTCCCACTGGCAGGAGGTTGCCGAACGGGTCTGGCCGTCGATGGCCGAGATGACCGGCCAGCGTACGCCGGGCGAGAAGCGGTCGGAGAAGATATTCGACTCGACGGCGCAGCGGGCCTTGCCTCGATTCTCTGCCGCGATGGACTCGATGCTGACACCTGCCACGCAGATGTGGCACGGGTTGCATACCGGCATCCCCGAGCTTGATGAGAACGTGGCGGTGCAGCGGTGGTGCGATGCCCTGCGAGACATCCTGTTTCGGCAGCGGTATGCGCCGACGGCCAACTTTGCCTCGCAGGTGTTCGAGTGCTACATGAGCCTTGGTGCGTTCGGCACCTCGACGCTGTTCATCGACGAGGTTCCTGGCGTAACGCTGCGGTACCGCGCCATCCCGCTCTCCGAGATTGTCATCGACCTCGACCATACGGGTCGGGTGGACACGGTGTATCGCTGCTTCCAGTTGACGGCGCGGCAGGCGATGCAGGTACCGGGCTGGGCTGACAAGCTCCCGCGTGGCATCAAGGCTGCTGCGGGTGACCGGGCGAACGATCTGTTCGAGTTCATCCACTGCGTCAAGCCGAACGACGGGTACAGGTCTGGCAAGGCGGGTCCCGACGGGATGCCGTTCATGTCGCGCTATGTTGCCCGGCAGGGTAACGCGCTGCTCGCCGAGTCGGGCTATCGCTCGATGCCGTATGCGGTGGGTCGGTATGTCACCGGCCCGCGTGAGATTTATGGGCGGTCACCTGCGATGGAGGCTCTGGCCGACATCAAGTCCCTGCAGGAGATGGAAAAGACCATGCTTCGGATGGCGCACCGCATGGTCGACCCGCCGCTCATCCTGTCCGAGGAGGGGGCCTTGAATGCCTTCTCGGTGCGTCCCAATGCACTGAACTACGGCTACCTCCGCGAGGATGGTACGCCGTTGGTTCAACCCCTGATGACTGGCGGGAACCTGCCGATCGGGATGGAGATGGCCGACCAGAAGCGCAAGGCGGTGAACGATTCGTTCCTCGTCACGCTGTTCCAGATTCTGGTCGAGAGTCCGCGTGTGATGACGGCGACCGAGGTGATGCAGCGAGCCCAGGAGAAGGGTGCGCTGCTTGGTCCGACCATGGGGCGGCAGCAGTCGGAGTTCATCGGTCCCATCATCGAGCGCGAGTTGGACCTGCTCTCTGCGTCGGGTGGGTTGCCCGAGCCGCCGCCGCAGCTCATGGACTATGTGATGGCGGGTGGCGAGATTCTCCCCAAATACACCGGGCCGCTCGCTCGGATGATGAAGTCCGAGGAGGCTGCGGGCATCCTGCGCACCATCGAGGCCATCCTGCCGGTTGCGCAGGCATCGGGCGACATCAAGGTGCTGCGCCGTATCAACGCTGACCAGGCGCTCAAGGTCATCGCCGAGGCGAACAACGTCCCTGCCAAGGCGCTGCGGACGGATGAGGAGCTCGAGGCGATGGACATGGCCGATCAGCAGCAGGCTCAGATGCAGCAGCTTCTCGCGGCTGCTCCGCTTGCGGGTCAGGCTGCGGAGCGGTTTGCCAAGGCCGAGCAGATAGCGGCCTCTGCGCCCCGGCGTGAGGTCTTGTGACCATGGCTTTCGGAGACGACGATCCCATGACGAATCCTGATGCGTGGTCTTCTCGTCTGCGAAAGGTTGAGGGTCGGCAACAGACTCACGAGGAGGTGTGTGCCGAGCGCTATACCCGTCTGCGTGATGACCACCTCGAACTGCGCACGACCATCGCGTCGAGCCGCATCGACATGAACAAGCGTGTGGACACCATCCAGCATCTGCTCGTCAAGATCGCGTTCGCATTACTGACCGGCATGGCCGGGATTCTGGCGACCATCGTCTTTTTCAAATGAGCAGCCGTCGTCTCGAAGACCTGCACCCGCTGATGCGTCCGCTCGTGAATGCGTTCCTCGCGGCGTGTGTGCGTGACGACATCGACATCCTCGTGACCTGCACTTACCGATCGGATGAGGAGCAGGCGCGACTCTACGCGCAGGGGCGCACCAAGCCCGGCCTTAAGGTGACGAATGCGAAGCCCGGTCAATCGATGCACAACTTTCGATTCAACGGCAAGCCTGCGAGTCTGGCCGTGGATGTCGTGCCGCTGGTGAGCGGCAAGCCGGTCTGGTCTGCGTCTGCCCCTGTCTGGCAGAAGGTCGGCAAACTCGGCGAGGAGGCTGGCCTCGAGTGGGCGGGGCGGTGGAAGCGGTTCCGAGAGTTCCCGCATTTCCAGCATCCTAGAGCGAAATCTGTCCGGTTATCTGTCAACTAATCGTATTACAGAGCGAGGTGAATCATGACTGCTGAACAAGTTGCGGGCATTGTCCGTGCTGTCGTCGCCGCTATTGGTGGCTATCTGGTGGGCAAGGGCATCGCGGATGCCGAGACCATCGCTGCGGTGGGTGGCGCTGCTGCCACGATCGCTGCTGCTGTCTGGTCGGTGCTAACCAAGCGCAAGGGCGAGCCGCAGGCGTGAAGGTCTGGGCGGCGGTTGCCGTCGCCCTACTCGCTGCCGGGTGGTTCGGGTTCCAGTATGCGTACCGGACGGGCCGTGACGCTGGCTCTGCGGCGGTCAGGGCAGACTGGTCCGCTGATATCGCCAAGTCTGAGAAGGCCGCGAGAGAGGCTCTGGCTGCGGCTCATGAGGCATACAGGGCTGATATCGCAAGGCGCGAGGGGGTAGAGCGTGACCTACAAGCGAAACTCGGTGCTGCTGACCGGCGTGGTCGTGACCTTGCTGGGCGGCTGCGCTCACAAGCTTGTCCCCTGTCCAGTGCCGGTGCCGCCACC